GAAAATAATGGCATTTTTCTTTAGTAGAGATACCAAAGTATTTATGGAATGGTCAGAAGATGGCACAACTGCTAACACAGCTCTGTATGAGATACCTGTATTAGATGGTTTTTCTTTTAGCCAAGGCACAAATACTTCAGAGGTTACATTAAGTGAGGCTGCAAACAGTAATGGTTACAGTAAAAGAGGTAGAGCAATGTTTACTGACTCTTTTGCACCAGCTGAATGGAGTTTTAATACTTACATGAGACCAACAAAGTCTGGCGCTAATACAACCTATACCAGCGGCGACCATGCAGATGCAAATGCTATGTTCGCGGTAGAAGGGCCACTATGGGCTGCTATGAGTGCAAACACTTATGACAGAGCCATGGGCGGAAATTTTAAGGCAGACACAGCAAAAGCAGAATTTAATTTTGCTAATTCAAACCAAGTGACTGTAGGTAGCTACGATATGTACTTTGTACTAGGCGCAGCAAAAGATACAGATACAGAAGTTTATGCAACAGGAACAGACGGTGTAACAGTTTACAAACTTGCAGACTGTTCAGTAGGTTCAGCTTCAATTGATTTTGATATTGAAGGAATTGCACAAATTGCTTGGTCTGGAAATGGTAAAACAGTAGAAGAAGTTGCAAGTATTAATACTGCAGCAGGTGGTTTAACAGCCAAAGGTATAATTAGAGAAGGAGTTGATACAACTACTAACTTTATTAGACAAAAATTAACTGATTTATCAATTAGTTTTGATGTATCAGCATCATCTGGTACATTAGGTGCATTAAATGTTGACGGAAATGATGTAACATATGGAATTACCTTAACAGGTGGTAACATTACGATTGAAAACAATCTAACTTACTTAACTCCAGAGACACTTGGCACAGTAAACTTACCACTAGGTCATGTAACAGGAACAAGAAGTGTATCAGGTAACTTCACTTGTTATCTAAATGATACTGCTAACAGTTCTTTAGACCTTTTTGAAAGATTACAAGAATCAAGAGGCGTAATTACTAACGCTTTTGACTTAAACTTTAGCATTGGTGGAAGTGGCAACACTCCAAGATGTAATGTTTCAGTTCCAAAAGCACACTTAGAGTTACCGACTCACAGCTTCGAAGATGTAGTATCTGTAGATGTAGCCTTCCACGGTTTACCAACAGATTTATCATCAGGTACAGCTGCAAGTGCAACTAACGAAGTAAAAGTTACTTACGTAGGAGCATAAACTAAATTAAACTCGGGAGGGCACTGACGCCCTCCCACTTTATAGGAATATTATGAACGAAGAAGTAAAAAAACAACCAGTATCGCTAAAAAGTCTATTGACTCCGAGCAAGACAGTATCTATTGATTACCCTGGTTACGAGGGATTTATAGTTGACCTTTGCTACTTAAGTAGAGAAGAACTATTAAAACTAAGAAACCGATGTGTAAAGCAAAAGTTCAATAAAAAGACTAGAGCCTTTGAAGATTCGTTAGACGATGAACTATTTTTAACTGAATATGTTTCCGCGATAATAAAAGGTTGGAACGGACTAAAATACAAGTACCTTGAAGAGTTTCTGTTGGTAGATGTAACTAAGTTGAATCCTGAGGATGAACTAGAATACACACAAGATAACGCTGAACTGTTAATGAGAAACAGTGGCGATTTCGACCAATGGGTTACTGATACTGTAGGCGACCTGGAAAATTTTACGCAACGCAAGTAGAACAAATACTTGCACAAGTCAAAAGATTTTTCAAAGACACGGCAATTGATGTTGACAAGTACTTAGCTATTTGTGAACAATTAAATCAAGAACCTGACCCTAGTAGGATGCCACCTGACCTAACTACTTTACCAGTAGAAGTACAGGAGGCATTTTTCTTACATCGTATGCTAGGAGATAGGTGGGATGGAACAAGTGGTTATTACATGGGTAAAGACTACACCGCCTTACACGCATACCTGCAGGTATTCAATATCGAAAACCCACAACAGACTCTATATTTTTTAAAACATATTGAAACAGAGCATGCCTCAATGCTAAATGAAAAAGTAAAGAGGGAAAGAGATGCAGAGAAGCGTAAGCTAAAGATGAAAAGATAAATGGCAGGAAAAAGAGTAAAAGGCGCAACTATTACCTTTGAAGTTACCGATGACGGTACTCTGAAACAGGTAGGGCAAAAAGCTAAAAGCGCTAAAAAAGGATTAGATGGAGTCAGTAAATCTGCGGGCGATGCTCGTAGAAATATGCAGGCTATGTCTGGTCGTGTCGAATCTGGCACTAAAGGATTTGCTCGTATGCAACAAGGTACGGGTGGTCTTGTTCAAACTTACGCGATTCTCGCTTCAACACTATTTGCTGTAGGTGCAGCTTTCCGTGCACTTGAAAACGCAGCAAACATTCAAAATCAAATCAAAGGCTTCCAACAACTAGCGGCTATTACTGGTACTTCTATGATGACCACAACAGCAGCTGTAAGAGAAGCTACAGGTGGCTTACTAGAATTTCAGGCCGCCGCTCAACAAGTTGCTATCGCAACCGCAGCAGGATTTTCCAGAGACCAAATAACAGGATTAGCAGAAGGAGCTAAGTTAGCTTCTGTTGCTCTAGGTCGAGATATGACAGACTCTTTCAACAGATTGATTCGTGGTGTGACAAAAGCCGAACCAGAACTACTCGATGAATTAGGTATCATTCTTAGACTAGATATTGCTACTAGAAAATTTGCAGCAGCTAATCAGCTCGTGGCAGAAAAACTTACAATCGCACAAAGAAGAATGGCTGTCTACAATGAAGTAAATGAACAGTTGCAAGAAAACTTTGGTGCTTTCGGAGAAGATGCAGATAAATACTTAAATTCTTTCACTAGATTTGCAACAACTATATCTGACGTTGCAAAAGATGTTGGTGGATTTGTTACTAGAGTTTTAGAGCCTGTAGTAGCTTTCTTAGATAGAAGTAGTGGAGTTTTAGGTGTTTTACTTAGTGTGATTGCATTTAATTTATTAAAACAGGTAGTGCCAGCAGCAAACGATATGTCTGGTGCTCTTACTAATTTTGCAGATAGAGCAAAAAAGAGAATGCAAGATTACGACGCACAGATTGAAAAAACTTCAGCAAAAATAAAGAAAGCAGGAAAGAAAACAATAACAGTAGAAGGTTCTGTATCAGCTGCATTTAAGAAAGATTTGAAAAAAAGAGGAGTTGCTGATAAATTCTTTAATATGAAAAGGTTTCAAGACCAAAAAGCTCATATTACAAAATACTTAAAACAGTTACCAAGAAAAACAAAGGCAGAAAAAGCCACTGCTAAAAAGATAGAAACAATGTATAGAGCGGCTTACAAAAAGATTGAAATGGCTCAAAGGCAAACTTTAACAAAAGCTGGTTTAAGTTTCAAAAAGATGGGACTACAAATTGAAAAGTTTATATCAATACCTGCACAAAAAGCATCAATTTTGATAAATAGAATAGGACAAATGGCTCTTAAAGCGGCAGGAGCAGTAAGAGTCTTAGGAACAGCAGCAAGTGCTGCAATGGGCATACTAATGACATTTATGACCATAGACTTTGTTCTTGAACTAGTTTCAGATGGATATAGAGAAACAAAAGAAGCATTAGCAGACTTAAAAGACCAAAACAAAAAATTAACAGACGAAACAGAAGAAAGTTTAAATGTACTTGCAGGTCTATATAAAAACCATAATAAAGCAATAAAAGACGGCAAGATAGAAGCTTTTGAAGCTGCAGCTGCTATTAAATTTATGGGTAATGCTCTTGCAAACTTAGCAAGTGATGAAGCAATCGTTAAAATGTTCGAAGATATGAATGAGCAGATAATAAAAGCAAATTCTGGACTACTTAATCTAGGTAGAGCGGAAAGAGCAGCAAAAGGAAATATTGGAGAGTTTTTCAAAAATCAAATTATCACATCATTTACAGACCCAAATGCTCAAAAAGATGTCATAAAAGCACTACAACAACTTTTACCTGACGATGGAACTTTGACAAAAGTAGATTTTGGTAAAGATGCTCAATATTTTTCTTCATCCATGCAGAATCAAATAGAAGCTGAGATAGAAGCAGCAAGAAAATTAATCGCTGTAGATGAAACTAGTGTAGAAGGAAAAAATGCTCTTAGTGATGTTATTGACAAATACAGTAATTCATTATTTTTAAATTCTGGGTTAATAGAACAAGCTGCAAATAATACTTTCCGTTTAACACAAAAAGGACAAGACTTCTTAGACAACCTAGATGATATAACACTTGCGTCAAGAAAAGCAGGAGAAGGAATTATTGGTTTAGAACAAGCTACCAAAGACTTAAGACAAAGTATTGATAATATGCTACCAAAACCTTCACTATTTAGTAACTTTGTAAGCGGTTTTGCTCAAATAAAAACAGAAATAGAAAAGAGTGGATTAGATGATTTTAACCTTACTATCGGCAATGATGTCTACAAAGGTAGAGATGGAATGATTGAAGTATTGCAAAAACGTTTAGGATTAAATAAAGAAGCAGCAACAGCAATAGCCGACCAAAAAGTCGAACTTTCTAAAGTATTTAATTTAACAGATGAGTTAATAAGAGGAGAAAAAACATATCTTTCTTTACTTGACACACAAAAGAAAAGACTAATGTTCTTTGATACTTCTATTAATAGAAGAAGAGCTATGCAACTTGACATACAAAAAATAGAAGCACAAAGAATAAGGGCACTTGGTGAATTTGAGTCAAAACAAGAGATATATAATAAATTAAATGAAAAAATGTCCGATACAATGAAGGACGCTCTAAATTCTCAACTCGCACAAATAGAAGCACTAGAAGCACAGAAGGATGTGCTAGAAGGAAACTTAAATATTGCAAAAGCATTTGCAGCAGAGATATTAAAAGCAGCTGATGCAGCAGGTACACAAGCACTGAAAGATGCTATCATAGGAGACAAAACTAGTAACGAAATCAGAGAAAAACTTGCAAAAGATTTACAAAGTGCTGGAGCAGGATTCATAGCAGGTAAAGGTATGGAACTAATTGGTGCTGGATTTGATAAGATAATGCCTCAAAGTGTAAAAGACTTATTTGGTGTTGGCAAAATGTCAAAAGAAGCAACAGAACTTCAAAGTGTACATCAAGGCCATATTAAAGGAATGGCATCCGTATTAGGTCAACACGTTGCAGGGATGGCTCAAGTAATGGGTACAAAAGCACCTGGGCCTATTACAGACAAAAGCGGAGGTACTGGCGGAACAGGAACTAGTGCTGGAGATGATGCGAAAAAGAAAACAGACGAAAAAACAGGACAAACAATTGGCGGTAAAATAGAAGAGGTTGTAACCAAAGGAAAAGGCACAGGCGAGACAGGATTCTCAGCAATGTTTGGAGACTTAGGTAGCATATTTGATGTTTTCTTAGGAGATTTAAAAGGATTATTTAAAGGGGAGAATGGATTATTTGGAGAAGGAGGACTATTTGCAAATTTAAAAGCAGGTCTATTTGGTGGAGATGGTGCAGGGAAAGGTATATTTGGTAACTTTATGCAAAATCTCACAGGAGAAGGTGGCGGATTTATGAAAGCTATCACAGGAGCAATAGGCGGCGGTGGTAGCGGAGGACTTCTCGGAGGTTTACTGGGCGGCGGCGGTGGCGGTCTGCTTGGAGGACTTCTTGGTGGTGGAAAAAGTGGAATCATGGGATTATTAAAACCTTTACTCAGTATGATACCAGGTATTGGCCCGTTACTTTCTATACTACCATTTGCAAAAGGTGGAATCATTGGAAATAAAATGGTAGCACTTGAAAAAGGTGGTGTGATGCCAAGATATGCAAAAGGTGGTATTGCAACTCAACCAACATACTTAGTTGGAGAAGGAAAGAAAAACGAAGCAGTAGTACCATTACCAGATAACAAAAGCATACCAGTAGACTTAGGAAGAGGTGCAGGAAATGAAAACAATGTATCCATTAGTGTTAATATGGCAGATGGTAGCACAAGTACTAAGTCAGACGCAGAATCAGGAAAACAATTAGGAGCGGCTATTAATGCAGCAGTATTACAAGAGCTAGAAAGACAACAACGCCCAGGTGGAATGTTACAGGCACAAGGATAAGATATGGCAATAGGATTTGATGTAGGCGGCTCACTCGGAGTAGTCGTACCAGATAAAGGATTTAGTAGAAGTAATGAGCCCAGAGTGTTCATTGCAGAGTTTGGCGATGGCTATGAGCAAAGACTTGCAAACGGTATTAATAATATAAAACAATCGTTTGATGTAAATTTTGCAAATAGACCAAAAGATGAAATAGATGATATAGTTGCTTTCTTTGAGAGTAAGAAAGGAGCAACTGCATTTAACTATGTTTTCTCTGATAGTAATGCAAGTGGTAGTGAAGAGACAGTAAAAGTAGTCTGTGAGAAATGGAACCAAACTTGGGCATATGATGACTACTATAATTTATCAGCAACATTTAGAAGAATATACGAGGCATAATGGCAGACAAAGCATTAGTACAAGATTTACAAAAACTTGACCCAGGTTCAGAACTGGTACATCTTTACGAACTAGAATATGAGAAAGGAGAGTTTGTATACTTTCATAGTGGATTAGATGATGATTTAAGCACTCTACAAATGAGAGATTATGATACTCCAGCTACAGTTAGAACTTATGTTGCACTTCCTATGGAATCAGATGGATTTGAAACAAAAAATGATGGTGCTATAGCAAGACCTAATGTGCTTATTGCAAATGTAAATACAGTATTCAGTAATGCAGTTGGAACACTTGATTATAATGATTTTCTTGGACTAAAATTCATTCGTAGAACAACTTTGAAAAAGTACTTGCATGGAGAGAGTGGTGCTACAAATCCACCAACAGAATTTCCTAGACAAGTCTGGACTATGGATAGAATCAAAGCAAGAAGTAAAACATCTGTTCAAATAGAATTAGTTGCTCCATTTGATATGGAAACAGTACAAATTCCAGCAAGAAAAATATATTCTGATAGATGTTCATTTAAATATCAAGGTGCAAGTCCAGGAATAGATAGATGGAAAAAAGACCAAAGTGGATGTAAATGGCACTTAGAAGGTCATATATACGGAACAAATGGAGTAAAGTATACTGTATTTGTAAATTTAGATGATGAGTATGTTGTTCCAAGTTCTACAACTTTTACAAGTTATAGTAGTGGAGCAGTAACTTTAGATGCTTACTATAAAACAACTAAAACCACTACGAGATTCAATGCAAATGGGAGTACTAGTTCTGTAACTGTAAATAATTATTGGCAAGCTACAGCAACTAGCAGTAATCCAGGTACTCCAACTGATAGTAATTCAAATTTTAAAAGAGTAAGAATATATAGCGCATATTCACATGGAACAGAATACTTTACATATGTAGACGACAGAGATAATGACTATGTAACATTTACAGATAATGTTGCAAGTTCAGAAACATATAATAAAACATTACTATGGAGAACTGCAAAACCAAATGAGAGTCAAGCACCTGGATTTACAAAATATTGGGAAAAAGGAGATTTATGTAGTAAAACTACTACAGGATGTAAAATGAGATTTGGATTCATACCAAAAAATGCAAGTAGCACGACTACTACTGGTAAAACGAAAACGAATACAGCTACCATTTTACCTTTTGGAGGTTTCCCAGCAGCAAGGTCATTTAAATGATAGATGATATATTTGAGCATGCTGCTCAGTGTGCCCCGAATGAATGTTGTGGACTTGTTATACAAGATGGGAACGACAAACGATATATTCCCATGGAAAATATTTCCGAAAATAAAAATGAATTTGAAATGGACGCATTAACTTTCGCAACATATCAAGCGATTTCAAAAATTTTATATGTAGTCCATAGTCACTATGACGAAGATTGTCGTCCAAGTGAGCATGATATTAATAACTGTAATGCGGTTGGCATACCATATTTTATCGTATCGTATCCCGACAAAGATTATACAATTTTAGAACCAAAATGACAAGAAATATAATACTAAAAGGACAAATGGGAAAACTATTTGGAGAAGAGCATAGACTGAATGTGAAAACAATTCAGGAGGCTATGCATGCGATTGACGTAATGAAAGGTGGACTTCGTAGATATATTATGGAGTGTATGGATTTAGGTATAAAGTTTACTGTTCAAAGAGGTAGCGAAGTAAAAGCTATGGCAAAAGAAAATTTAGATGACTTTATTGGCGAAGATGAAATAGGAAACTTTTTAGGAGACGAAGATATAATTATTACTCCAGTTCCTGCTGGTGCTTTTCTGAAAAAACTATTTAAAGTTATTGTAGGGGCATTATTAATTTATGCAGCGGTTATGACAGGTGGAGCATTAGGATATGTTTTAGGTGCTATGGGAGCAATGTTAGCACTGCAGGGTATTATTGAAATGATAATGCCAGACGCGGATGGAAATGACCAGCCCGAAAAGTCGTCCTTATTTAACGGGCCAGTAAACACAACAAAAGTTGGTGTACCAGTGCCTATGGCATATGGACGAGTAGAAGCAGGTGGAGTTGTAACAAACTTCGGATTTACAAAAACAAGAGTACAAAGCGCAAGTGGTTATACTAAAACTGGCTTTGAATATAACTGGAACGTATAATGGGTTGGTTGTCAAACGTATTTAACATAGTTACTAAGTCGATAGAGAACGCAGCTCAAGACTCAGTGAATATGACTACTTCTGCATCTACCAGTACATCTGGAGATAGTAAAACTTTAACTTATCATCAGACCGCTGTAATTTATGATGCATTATCTGAAGGCCCTATTGAAGGGTTAGTAGACCAGGGTGCAAGTATTAAACTTGGTGGTAACAAAGCCTATAATTATGGCGACAAAGATATAGTAGCAATTTTAGATTCTACAGATGTAAGTTATGTCGCCTCTACTGGTGTTATAACAGACCATAACAACCCTTCATTTATAGACTCAGCAAACACAGCACAAGGTAGTAGAGATATACTTGTTGTAGGAGGTTCTAAAAGAGGAACAATTAATACATCAGTAGGAAATACTATCGTTTCAGGAGCGTCAGGTTTTACTTTCGCTGCTTCAGATGTAGTTCCAGATGGAACAAAAAGATTAAATCCACAAATTAGAATCACAGGTGCAGGACCAGATGGTCAAGATTTTTCTGCTAGTATTACAGAATTTATTAATACTTCTGCAGTTCGAGTTAATCTCGCACCTTCAACAAATACAACTAATGCAGTATGTAAATTAGACTATGTCGGAACAGTATCAAGCTATAATTCTGCACAGAATAAAGTAACCATAGCAGCTGGTGGTATAGATACAAGTAATACATCAGCAACTCTTAGTACCCCTCAAAGAACAGTCAATCAAGCACCTTTAGCCAAGTATGATAATTTTTTATGGGCATTTAGAACAGGAGAAAGAGACCAAACTTATCTACCAACACCACATGGAATAGGTAGTGCTTCTGTACCTTTTCAAGTACAAAATGGAAACTTAGAGACTGTACCAAACACAGGATATCCTACATGGTCACAACTTTCAAGGTCACTAGGAAAATCAGATACACCTGCCTACGATGGTAGTGCAAGAACATATGCGGCTTCAGGCTCAGGCGGTATGGGAGTTTCAGACCCAGGAGAAGTAGATTTACTTAGACTTACATTCAATTTTCCACAAGGTTTAAATGCTTACAAAGCTGAAAGTAACAAAAAAGTAAGTGCTGGTGCTTTATTTAGAGTTAGCTTAATATATGAGAGAAACGGCACAGAACACACAGTAATCTTAAATGGACAAAGTTCATACTCTGGTGTAGATAGAAAATATGGTATAAATCCTGGAGGTAAAGGACATAATAATGGATATTCAGGAGCTATAGTTGCTAGTACAAAAAGAAACTTTAATTATATCATGGAGTTTGATATAAGTAAATATCAACCTTACGATGCATACACTGTAAAAGTAGAAAGAATTAGTGAAGTAAACGGTATAGGTGGCTCATGGCAGTATACATCAGCAGCTACTTTAAAAAGTATAGAAAATGTTATACTAGATAAATTAAGTTTTCCTTATACGGCTTATGCTGGTGTTATAGTAGACGCAAAAGATTTTCAATCTATCCCAAAAAGAAGTTATGAAATACGTGGACTAAAAGTAAAAGTTCCTACTAACTATTTTCCTAAAGACGAAAAAACAAGCACAGGAATCAGAAGAAGCTCAGCAGCTTATACAAGAAATGTAACAACTGGTGCAGATACTTCAGCATATGTAGACTGGGATGGTAACTTTAGAGGAGATAAGAAAACATTTTCACCTTCTCATGTAAACTACGAGCCTGTATATACAAGTAACCCAGTTTGGATATTTATGGATATTATGACTAATCCGCGTTATGGATTAGGACAACACATTGACCCTGACTTTAATTTTGAAAGTATAGATAAATACACATTATTCGGTTTAGCGAAATATTGTGACGAACTTGTACCAGATGGAAAAGGCGGAACAGAACCTCGCTTTGAGTGTAATATCTATATACAAAAAGGTCAAAATGCAATAAAAACACTAAAAGATTTTTCTACTACAATGAGAAGTATGTTAATTTGGTGGAATGGACAAGTAACTCTTGGAGCTAATATACAAAAAGGTGCAGTATATACTTTTACAAAATCAAATGTAATTAATGGAGAGTTTACTTATGCTGGAAGTTCTAATAGATTTAGAAATAATCAAATCGTAGTCACTTACAATAACCCAGAGAAGGGATATAAACAAGATGTCGTTGTTGTAGAAGATAATACTAATATTGCTAAAACAGGAAAAATTAAAACAAAAAATGTAACTGCATTTGGTTGTACATCAGAAGGACAAGCAATAAGATATGGTAAATGGCACTTAGCTAGTGAATTAAATGAGAATGAAGTAGTAAATTTTGAAACAGGAATAAATGGTGGAATGCTTAGACCTGGTGATGTTATTAATGTTCAAGACCCAGATGAAACAGACATAGTTGCTAGTGGTAGAGTTACAACAACAGCAAGTTCTACAACTACTATAATCAGAACTGACCGTGATATAAGTGGATTCTTAAATGAGAATGATAACTTTGATTTACATTTAATATATCCATCAGGTGGTGCATATTTAGCACAACAAACCGCTACTATAAATTCTACAAATTACAGACAAGGAGATTTAGTACTACTTGATGAATCAGGCGCATCTATTGATACAAATGCTAAAGCGCAAAACTGTAAAGATGATGCAGGTGCTCAGGTACAATTATTATGGTCAGAAGAAGTTAGAATAGAAACTCAAGCAGTATCTTCTTTCAACGCTTCCTCAGTAACAGTAAGTACAGCATTTTCATCTGCTCCAAATGCAGAAGTTATTTATACAGTATCAGGACAAAAAGAAGATGGTACAGATGTAGCAGGAAGTCTGAAAAAATATATGATAACTTCTATAAAAGAAGACTTCAAAGAAATGAAGTATTCTATTAGTGCGATAGAGTACAATGAAGCAAAATTTGATGAAGTTGATAGAGGATATGTCATTCCCGATATTCCTGATGTAATGAGACCACCAAAAGATACAGATAGAGTTCCAGACCCACAAGAAGTTTATTTAGAATTAATTAATAGTAGTGAAGATGATACACAAAGTGCGCGCGGTAATGATATATTAGTAGAATGGCAACATCCAACAAATAGTTTAACAGATGCAGATGGCAATACTGTAGATAGTATTTATGAACATATAGCAGGTTATGAAATAGCCCATAATGCAAAAATAACTGATACTCCAGACAAGTTTATAAGAGAAGTTATATCAGGGAAAAATACAACAAGTTTTAGAATACTAGATGTAGGTCAAACAGGAGAAGTTATAGTTAGAGTCAGAACTATAAATACTATAGGAGTTACATCATCTTGGGTACAAAGAACACTAGAGATTAATGAGGATAAAGTAAATCCACAATCAATTCCTTCAATTGCTTTTGGTTTAAATGGCGGTATAATGAGAGGAGGTATTTTAACCTCTCCAATTAGTATAAATAGTGCAAATGGTACAGTTACTTTTGCATCAAATACTTACACATATACTTCTCCAAATCCTGACGAAGAAGTAACAGATATAAGTGTAAGCTCTGGAAACTCTGCTTTTACTACTCAAGCAGACTTTAATAATCTAGCAGATGGAGAAACAGGCTATTTATACTTAGACTATGATGGAAGTTTATCAAGAGGAGCAACACGAACAGATTTATTACAACCTGTTGTTAATGTTATAGAAAGTACAACAACTAATGCAGACGGAGTAGAAAACTATTTCCAATATGCTAAGAGATTAGGACAATCAAATGAAGATTTTGTACAAGTAACAGGAAATGTAACCGTATCTGCAAATACAGTAGATGTAAGCGGTAGCGGCACTAGTTTTGATGTTTCAGCTACAGGTTTTGAGCCTGGAGATGTTATAATTATAGGAGATGCAGGTGCAACTAGATTCTTCTCAACTGTAGGCCATATTGAAAGCAATACTGCATTAAGTTTAACAAGTTCTCCAACAAGAGATTACAGTAATGCAAATGTATTTAGACAAGCATTAAGAACATCAAACGCAAACGATGCTATACTTGCAGCAGTAACAAATACAGGTGGAGTTTTCTCACTTACTAACTTTTCTAGTGGAAACAGAGGTGCAGATGCTTACACAATTAATGGAAACAATGAAAATCATAACTTCCCTGCATCAGCAGCTGGGCTTGTTACAGATTTTTCAAGTTTTACAAATACATACACAGTTAATAAAGGCACAATAAGTTATAGCTTTGCAAGTTCAGGAACAGCACCAAATACTTTTGGATTATCAAAATCAGATTCAAACTGTACTTCAGTAATAAACTCTAGTACGGGAGCAATCACAGTTACAGCAATAGCAGCAGATACAGCTTCTATAACAGTCACAATTACAGATAGAGAAACAAGTGAAACAATAGCAACAAGAGTCATTTCACTTGGTAAGAGTATTCCAGGAGCAGCTGGAGCAGGTACAGATTCAAGAACAGTTAACTTAACAGCAGACGATTATTCAATCATATATGATTCAGATGGTGCAAATCCAAACCCTAGTGGAACAATTACACTAACAGCAACAGCTCAAAACTTTAGTTCTCCATTCTTCAAATTTACAGGAGATGGCATAAGTGATGAAACTTCGTATACAGCAAATGGGTCAAACACTACTACAGACCAGTTTTCCTTTAGTGTACCATCAACTATAAATACTACTCCACAAACAATCAAAGTCGGTGTAGCAGAAGGAAACCAAACAGAACTTGCATTTGATACAATTTCAATTACTTCATTACAACAAGGAAGTCAGGGTACAGATGGTGCTCCTGCATATACAGCAATATTAACAAATGAAGCACATGCATTTCCAGCATCCAATACTGGTGCAGTCAGTAGTTTCTCAGGTTCAGGAACAAAAATAGAAGTATACAAAGGTGCTACACTACTTACACCTGTAGCAAATACTTCTACACCTTCTACAAATCAATATAGTGTAACAGCTTCAGGAACAAATATTACAGTCGGTACTTTCACCTTAAATACTGCAACTAACTCAGCAAATGTTACAGTAGGAGACCATAGTGGTGTTGCAACTGGAACAGACCTTTCAGAAATAGAATATAGTATTGATATAGAAAACTCAGTAACACTTACAAAAGCACAAACATTTACAAAATCAAAACAAGGTACAGATGGAGAAGATGGTGCTAGTGGTAGAAAAGTAAAAGAGTTAGTTGTTTACTATCCAGTAACTTTTGCTAATAATAGTTACACAGCTCCTGATACACCAACTTCAGGAACATATAACTTTAGCACAAATGCAATAGCAAGTTTAGCTTCAGGATGGCAACTAACACAACCTTCAGTTGCACCAGGAGTTTTTTATTGGACATCAGAAGCATTAGCAACAGAGAGTTCTACAGCAAATGTTTCAAATAGCTTAACTTGGTCAACGCCAAGTAACTCATTTAGTCCGCAAAATGATACAGATTTTATATTCCAAAGAAGTGCAAGCCAACCTTCTACTCCAGGACAAACAAACTGGCCTGCTATACCTAGTGGATGGGAAACTGATATAGGACAGGTTCCTGCAGGTAGTAATGCTATGTGGGTTTCAAAAGGTGTTGCAGCATTTAGTACAAGCGGTGGTTTTACTTATAAATATACATGGGAAGCTCCTGTAAAAATAGAAGGAGCAGATGGTACAGATGGTACAGATGGTGGCGATGGAACAAATAATGCAACATTAACACTTTTCAAACGAAGCACTAGTGGAACTTCTGCACCAGCAGTGCCAAATGGAAATGTAACATATACATTCTCTAGTTCTTCAGTAACAAATACAGCAGATTTAGATGGATGGACACTTAACGGTGTGCCAAGTGGCTCAGCACAATACTTATGGAGTTGTTCAGCAGTAGCAAGTTCAAACACAGCAACAGATGTTATTGCAACAGGCGAGTGGTCAACACCACAAGTTCAGTCAGAAGCACAACAACCAAGAGTCGAGCGTGTAACTGTATTTTATGACGCATGGACACTAGGCACATCTTTACCTAGCGCTCCAAGTGCTACAAGTTATAACTTTACTACAAAAGCATTTACAGGATTAACTTCGGGCTGGTCTACAAGTCCAGGCACAGTTCCTTTTGCACTCAGTTCTGTAGAAATTAAAGAAGCTACTTTTGGAGGAACTCAAACTATTACAGCAGGACCGGTTAGACCAGTTGGTGGCGCATATGATAGATATGACCCAGGTAATATAGTTATTGATGTAGACGATACTAATAATAAAATTAAATTTAGACCTGATAGTTCACTAGACTATAAAGAAGCTACAATCAGTACTAAATATAGAAATGACCAAATATCTATAAGTAAAAATAATGGACAAATAAGACTTACAAACACAGGAGCAAATACTGATATTGGCATTGTAAAAGGAGATGTTGGACTAGGCGCTGTAGATAATGTACAACAATTCTCTGAGAGTAATATACCTGATAAAATAAGTAATGAACAATTAAATCTTTTCCAAGACGGAACTTCTCTAAAAATAAAATTTGGAAGTACAACAATTACAAATGGTAGTACTGGAGCACTCAACCAAGGACTTGTAGGATTAAGTGGTGTAGTAAATAACGCTACTAAAGTTGCTTTTGACGGAAATGATTTAAAACTAAATGATGGAACAGGTGTTCCTGTTAAAAATGAAGCTATAAGTATTGGTGCAAATGGAGCACTCGCAGGAGCAGGTGGCGGAACAGTAAAAGCTAATGCTATAGGAGCCGTGCAAACCTCTTTGGCTAATGCACCAGCTGCAATTAAAAATGACCAAATAAGTTTAACAGCTTCAGGTGGAACTGTAACTCTTAATAATGCAAATGCTACAAATAAAACTATTACTAAATCTTCAATAGGATTATCTGCTACAGAAAATAAATCTTCTTCAACTATTCGTGGAGAAATAGTAGCAGATGATTTGCAAGGAAGTGGAAAAGCATTTGCAGCAGGTAGTACAACAAAACTAGCAGGAGTAGCCGAAGGAGCTACTAAAGTTTCAATGTCAACAGATGCACTACTTATAAATGATGTATCACAAGGAAATGTTAAAAACTCAGCTATAAGTATTGGAGCAAATGGTGCACTCGCAGGAGCGGGTGGAGGAACAGTAAAAGCTAATGCTATAGGAGCTGTACAAACTTCTTTAGCTAACGCACCCAATAGTATTAAAAATGCTTCAATAAGTATTTCAGCTGCTGGTGCGCTTTCTGGAGCGGGTGGAGGAACAGTAAAAGCTAATGCTATAGGAGCTGTACAAACTTCTTTAGCCAATGCCCCTGACTCTATAAAAAATGATGCACTAGCATTTAGTTTAACAACATCAGGATTATATAAAGGTAGAGTAAGCATATCTACCAATACATCAGGAGACCAATTCTTTACAATATTAGCAAATACTCCAGGTGGTTCTCCTTTTGATTCTAGTGGAAACGTAGCTACAGGAGAAGTAATTACAGTAGGAAGTAAAATAACAATCGATAAAGACAACGAAAGGATACTAATAGAAGACTAATGGCAGATAATGTAGCACTAGGCAAATTAAGAACAACTCACACAGTTACTGCAATATCTAGTATAGCAGGAGTATTTAGTGTAACTAATCCACAAGCAGTAGTAATAGGAAGTAGTTTTAGTAAAAATGGAACAGGAAATGTGAGTGGACTATATGCAAGAGTTCAAAGTAAACACTATACTACTGGCGGAGTGACTTATAATATAGCATTAAACTGGGGAATCACAGTAGCAGTCGGAGATACAGTATACTTTGATTATGATACATATGGATTAAAAGTAGCAAAGAAAAATGCAAATGTAAATACTGCAGGGCCAAAAGACTTAACATTTGATAGTAGATTACGAAGAAGAGGAACTATTTATGCGTCTGGTTTTCAGTCAACTCTAGGGTCTTCAGGACTAAATTTTAAAGGAAATAAACAAGAATTAGCATATATTCCTCTAATAATTACAAACGAAGATAGAAAAGGAAGTATTGATGATTCGAGTGGAAATTTTTATTCGGAGTTTAATTATGAATTTAATGACTACAGAAGTAATTTTCAAGCTACAAAAACTACTTTAAAACCTATAAAAGCTTTAGGTTGGGACGCACTTGATGTTACAAGTTACGCATTTGGTCGTGGTACAAACCCTAATAATGCTGTTGCAAATTTAAGTTTCAAAGTATTAAGAATGCCCTGCGCTTATGGATATATGACAGACGCTTATTTTAAAAACGCACAGACAACTGACCAAACTAGTGGCTCAACCCCAGGTAGTGGAAGTGGTACAAAAGATTTAAAAGGTAAGAAAAGAGTATTTGCAGGAAAACTAACAAATAGCAATTTAGGTTATAGTAATTTAAGAGGAATGTTTATTTCTAGAACAGGTACAGATATTGATACTTGTACTGAAGATGATATATTAATGACAGTTGATGATGGAAAAGCAAATACAGGATTTCGAGGCGAAGAACAACCAGCAGCAGTAAATTATAGTACAGCCGTATCAAATACATCAGTAATACCAACAGCAACAATATCAACTACTATAAATGCACAACAATCAAATACTTTTAGTATAAGTATTTTTAATCCATACACAATCAATACATCGCCTACAGCGATAACAGAAACATCAGCGGGGGGAACATCTTCTGGCGCAGGAGGAACATCAATTTCAACTGGTATAAGTACAAGCGGATTTACTGATACTATTACATATACATTCTCCGCAACAACAGGGTCTTTTAACTTGTCATCAAGTATAATGAGGATTCCTTTAATAAGTTTATTTTAATTATGGCTAGAGCAGTTTTAGGAAAAAGAATAAGAATTAATAACGAAGACCTTCGAGGAGTTTTCATATCTGGGTTAGATACAAGCAGTGGGGCAGGCACAGATGCAAGTCCTTATGCAGCTGCAAATGTAATAGCAACAAATGCACAAGGTCAATTAGAGCCCACTACTTTTGATAGTGGAGCGCACGTAGGTGGAGGATATCAAGTATATTCATATCATCAGGGTACTTTTACACAAACTTCCTCGTTTAATGATTTTGAGATGCATACAGATGTAACTCATAATTGGGGTAGAGATACTTATGGAGTTGAGAATACAGGTACTCAAAGACCCTTATTCGCCTTTCGATGGACACCTAGTTCAGAAATATCAGGAGGTCTTGCTACTAAAACTTACGGTCCAGTAGAATATGAATCAGTATATGAGGAGTATTATGATGAAGAAGAGGATGGCGATGAAGTATCGGAAGAATATTATTTAACAATAAAAGCAAGACATCTTAATGCTAATCAAATAAGAGTACACTTTAGTTCTTATGGAGAGAATGATGCTTATGGCTCAGGAATGCAATCTATTGGCTGGGCATTAATAGTTTTTTATGAAGACGATTTCAACGGAGGAAAATCAGTATGATATATAATGTATTTTACGGAACAGATAAAGTAATTGCCTGGGCATCTACAGGAGGAGTAAATAGTGACATAATTGCGGCTGAGGCTGCAAGAGGATTTAGTCATTTAGAAATAGAAAGAGATGACCATATAGATGCAGAAAGACATATGGTAAACTCAGACGGAACAGGTATTATTGAAAGAAGTACATATAATCCTACATTTAGTACTACCACCCCAGCACTAGAAGGAACAGTAAATATTACAGGGTTAGTAGTCGGAACAAAAGTTTATGTTGATAATGTACTAAAAGCAACTATGGCAGATACTACACTAAATTTAACATTCAATGACCCAGGAACATTTATGGTAGAATTTAAGAAAGCAGACTATTTAGATTACACACAAAAAATAGTAGTAGCGAGACAATCATGACAGATATAACAATAACAACAACTAAAACAGCAAACGAAAAAAGAAAAGAGTGGTATGCTGCACTTAACGAACAGTTAGATAAACTATACCACGATATTGATTCTGGAAAGTTTGGCGATACGGCAAAAACTGGACAGTTTTACTTAGCTAGGAAAGCTGTCAAAGACAAATTCCCGAACTCGTAGGTCAAGCATATACCCCTCAAAAATAGTTCTTGACACCACCTCAAGTTTTTGATATAAT